TCGTTCTGGTTGCGTGGGCCTCGGAGGCTGGTTATAGTCCTGCGCCGCCGATTCCCCATCGGCGCGCTGCGACGCAGCCTACGCCCGGATGGCGAAATTGGTATACGCAAGGGACTTAAAAGGTCTTGCGTCAAGCTATGCACTAGCGTTTTAACAAACCCGGAACCCTCCGGGTTTTCTTTTGCCCGCCGCTATACACCTGTGGATTGACTTTCAGCCTCCCCGACACAAAACGGGGCTGGTTGTGTCGACACGACTCTCTGACACCCCCTGCTTGGCAATTACCACACAGTCTTGGAGCACCGAGAGGTGACCTCCGAGGCCGGTTCCTAAAAGCCAAACTCAGAGAGATCCAATAGATGACTTCAATCATCACCAACCAACTGATTCAGGAAATTGAGAACAACCAAGAGTGGCAAGAGAAGCTCGACCGTCAGGTAGAACTTGAGGAGAAGATGAGAGGCATGGGCGTCGACCGTCACTGGTCGGAGGTAGCCAAGGCCAGGGAGCGTGGTCAGGAAACCAGCGTCCGCTCCGTCCGCCGACTGATGAACTCGTCAGTCGCCAAGATCGCAGAAGGCATCCGCCAGTTCATCGAGAGCTGCGAGTCCGGCAAGGCTGGCCGCAAGCACAGCGCATACCCACTGCTCAAGCAGATCGAACCCGAGTCCGCAGCCCTGATCACCGCACGGGTGGTACTGGATGGCGTGGCCAAGGGTGACCTGCTGGTTCCCCTGGCTCGCCGCGTTGCGTCCCTGATCGAGGACGAGCTGGCCTTCCGTGAGTTCGCCAAGGCGGACAAGAAGACCTACGACTGGCTGGTCAAACGCGAGAAGCGGGTCAACGGCAGCAGCTACCGCCGCCAGCGGCTGACCATGCTGCACAACATGGAGGCCCGCAACATCGCATGGCAGGAGTGGACTGCCCGCGAGTCCCTGCTGGTCGGCTCCAAGCTGATCGAGATCATGACCGAGACCACCGGCCTGATTCAGAAAGTCACCCGCACCGTGGACGTGAAGCGTCAGGAGGTAGCCATCGAGGCGACCCCTGAGACCATCGCCTGGATCAACGAGGAGAACAACCGCTGCGAAGCTCTCTCCCCGGTGTACCTGCCCACCATCATCCCGCCTCGCCCCTGGACTTCACCGTTCGAGGGCGGCTACTGGACTCCGCGTGTCCGCCGACTGGCCCTGGTCAAGACCCACTCGAAGGGGTACTTGGAGGAGCTGGCCGAGCACGACATGCCGGAAGTCTACGATGCGATCAACGCCATGCAGCACACCGCCTGGGCCATCAATGGCCGGGTGCTGGAGGTGGTTCGCAACCTGTGGAACAACGGTGCCACCCTGGGTGGTATCCCTGCGGCTGACGATCAGCCGATCCCGCCGAAGCCCCTGTTCCTTGAGCAGGAGCTGCCCCGCGAGGAGTGGTCGGAGGATCAGGTGCGTCAGTTCAAGGAGTGGAAGCGCGAGGCAACCGACACCTATGCGTCCAACGCGAAGCTGAAGTCCCTGCGTCTGCAGTTCGCCAAGGTGTTGATGATTGCCGAGATGTTCGAGCACGAGGAGGAAATCTACTTCCCGCACCAGTTCGACTTCCGTGGCCGGGCCTACGCTGTGCCGATGTTCCTGAACCCCCAGGGCAGCGACATCGCCAAGGGTCTGCTGGAGTTCGCCAATGCGGTAGCGATCAACGACGAGGAAGGTGCCAACTGGCTGGCCATCCACGGTGCCAACAGCTACGGCTACGACAAGGTCTCCCTGGCCGAGCGTGTGCGCTGGGTGCAGGAGAACGAGGCCGAGATCCTGGCCTGTGCTGCTGACCCGTACAGCCACAGCATGTGGGCCAAGGCCGACAAGCCGTTCCAGTTCCTGGCGTTCTGCATCGAGTGGGCAGAGTTCAAGCGCGAGGGCTACGGCTACCTGTCGACCCTGCCCATCGCAATGGACGGTAGCTGCAACGGGCTGCAGAACTTCTCGGCGATGCTGCGTGATGCCATCGGCGGCGAGGCCGTGAACCTCGTGCCCCAGGAGAAACCGGCGGACATCTACCAGAAGGTGGCCGACCGCGTGCTGCTGCGTGTCGAGGCTGATGCCATCGGCCAGGACGAGGAGCTGGCGAAGCTGGCCCAGGGCTGGCTCAAGCACGGCATCAACCGCAAGGTGTGCAAGCGCCCGGTGATGACCCTGGCCTACGGCGCCAAGGAGTTCGGCTTCAAGACCCAGGTGTTCGAGGACACCGTCATGCCGTACAAGCTGAAGGCTGGCAAGGAGTTCCCCTGGGAAGGCTCCGGCTGGGCTGCCGCTGAGTACATGGGCAAGCTGATCTGGGAGTGCGTCGGTGAGGTGGTGGTCGCTGCTCGTCAGGCTATGGACTGGCTGCAGAAGGCTGCGCGTCTGGCCGCGAAGGAAGGACTGCCGGTGCGCTGGAACACCCCGGACAATCTGGTCGTGCTCCAGGCGTACCCGAAGATGCTGACCGAGCGCATCGACCTGACCTTCGGGGGCAGCCGTCACCTGCTCACCGTGGCCGTCAGCCCGACCACCGAGCTGGATCGGAACAAACAAGCCAACGGGATCAGCCCGAACTGGGTTCACTCGATGGACGCCAGCCACATGCGGGCCACTGTCCGCCGCTGCTGGAACGAGGGGATGCGCAGCTTCTCCCTGATCCACGACAGCTACGGCACCCACGCCGGGAACGCCTGGGCACTCGCCAAGTTCCTGCGTGAGGAGTTCGTCACCATGTACGAGGAGGATGTGCTGGAAGACTTCAAGCGAGAACTGGAGCGGCAGCTCCCCGAAGGATCAGAGCTTGATCCTCTACCCCCGAAAGGCAACTTGGACTTGGCTTTGGTGCTGGAGTCCGCGTTTTTCTTTGCCTGACGCTATCCACTAGTGCATAGAGGTGGGCCAGCCGGGATTACCACACAGGTATGGAAGACCGCGCTGGCTCTACCTCCAGGCGATTACCACACAGGTATGGAAGACCGCACTGGCTCCACCCCCGAGGCGATTACCACACAGGTATGGAAGACCGCCCACCCACCAGATCGAGGAGAACTTTATGAGCGCACTGCAGCAAGCCATCGAGTACTGGACCGAGGACATGCCGATCCCCGTCGATCTGGCAATGGAGCTGGCCAGCGAGGGCTACGACGTGGAAGCCCTTGAGGACTTCTATCGCCAGTAACTATCCACCCCTGCATTGAACCCACGACAACTGTGAGGACCACTGAATGAGCGACAAGAAAGCCCGCAACCCCCGTTACGTCACCCAGGTTGGCGTTGCCATCTACCCGCACCTCGTTGAGCCGGACACCAAGTTCAACGCCGAGGGCGAGTACAAGGTGAAGCTGCGCCTGTCCCCGGACTCGGTAATCACCGACGCCAAGGGCAAGCGCGTTGCTGACGTGCAGAGCTTCATCGACGAGATGATGGGCAAAGCCCTGGAGAAGGCGCAGCAGGAGAACAAGGGCAAGATCAAGGAGGCCGATGCGCCCTACGAGATCGACGACGAGACCGGCGAAGTGCTGGTCAACTTCAAGCTCAAGGCCACCGGCAAGACCCGCGATGGCAAGGAGTTCACCCAGAAGCCCGCGCTGTTTGACGCCAAGGGCAAACCCGCTGAGGTCAAGGGTGTCTGGGGCGGCAGCAAGATCAAGGTCTCGTTCGAGGTCGTGCCGTTCTACACCAAGCTGATCGGTGCCGGTGTCTCGCTGCGCCTCAAGGCCGTGCAGATCATCGAGCTGGTAGCCGGTGGCAACGGCGGTTCCGCTGACAGCTACGGCTTCGTTGAGGAAGAAGGCTTCGAGGCTGAGGACGAAGCAGCCGACAACGGCTTCAGCTCCGACGACGAAGGTGGTTCCGCACCGGCTGACGACGAGGACTTCTGATGGCTGCCAACCGTGAGGCCGGGCTTCGGCTCGGCTTCCGGTCGGGGCTTGAGGAGAAGATCGCCCGAGAACTGGATGCCCACGGCATCGAGGTTCAGTACGAAACAGAACAGATCCGCTACGTCAAACCCGCCCGCGAAGCCAAGTACACGCCTGACTACATCTTACCCAACGGAATCATCGTCGAGACCAAAGGTAGGTTCGTCGTCGAAGACCGCCAGAAACACCTGATCATCAAGGAGCAGCACCCCGGCCTGGACGTGCGCTTCGTCTTTTCCAACTCCCGTACCCGCATCAGCAAGAACAGCAAGACCACCTACGCCATGTGGTGCGAGAAGTACGGGTTCCTGTTTGCCGACAAGTCCATCCCCGAGGCTTGGCTCAAAGAGCCATACAGCCCGGAGCGTTGGGCTGCCCTGGAGAATGCACGAGTCAAGAAGAAATGAACCGCGAGATTGACACCCTGATCATCCACACCGCCGCGACCAAGGCGACTGCGGACATCGGTGCCGTCGACATCGACAAGTGGCACCGCGCCCGTGGTTGGCTGGGCTGTGGCTACCACTTCGTGATCCGCCGCAACGGAACCATCGAGAGCGAGGAACTGGGCAACCGCTGCCGCCCCCTCAAGATGGCCGGTGCCCATGTCGGTGACTGCGGCCCTGGCTGGAACAAGCGCAGCATCGGCGTCTGTCTGGCCGGTGGTATCGACGCCAACGGCAAGGCCGAGAACAACTACACCCCCGAGCAGTGGAAGTCCCTGGAAGAACTCGTTCTGTCCCTGCTCGAACGCTTCCCCTCCATCAAGACCATCGGTGGTCACCGCGACCTGATCCGCAAGACCGGCGCACCGCCGAAGGACTGCCCGTGCTTCTCGGTGAAGGACTGGTTCGAGAAGGAAGTGAAGCCCAAGTACCCCGAGGCCGCGTACATCCAGGCCGTGAAGTACATCTGACCGATTACCACACAGGTATGGAAGACC